CAAGAAGTATTTGAAGGCTACCGTCAGCCCACCGAGGTGTGTCGGCGACGAGTATTTCTTTTTCTATCGTTACGGCGCTGTGGATCAACAAGTTCCCCGTTGCCAATGAATCTAAAACCGCAAAATGTGATATTGTTCCCCACGTTCCACCCGTTGCCTTTGCGAACACTACGGTTCCGCTGTTCGAGCTTGCCCCGGCGGCCGCGATTTTAAAGTCGTCATGCTGGATTCTGGCATAGTTCTCGCCGGGCTCCGAGATTGTGGTTCCGGTATCTGCATCGAGAATAGTATCGGTTGCCAACGCGACAAATATAGAGGTCGGGACGCCGAGCGGCGTGTCCGGGAATAGATGGTCGAGCATAGCGTTTGCAAGGAAATCGCTGGCTCCCCCGGCGTCGACCGATACGTCCTCGTCTCCGATATCGATCACTAACTGGTCTGCTGTTGAGATCGTTCTGGCAGGCGTTACCGCGCCGTAGGCGATTACATTCCCCGTCGCCAGTGTCAGAGTATCCAAGATGGCAAAATAGCCTATGATTCCCCATGTGGCGGTTGCCACATCGAATGTAACCGCCGCGTCGTTTGCTGCGGCTCTGGATGCGGCTGCTCCCCAGTCGTCGTTCGGTTGTCTGGCATAGCTCCCGTTGCTTGGTTCTGAGATGCTTCCGCCGGTCGCTGCGTCTGTCGGGTCAGCATCACAGAGTGCGAGGAAAAGCGCCGTCGGTCTTGTAAACGAGGCGACCTTCAAAATGTGATCCAGCATTTTGTTCTCTGCGTAGTTCGTTAATTTTCCAGCCATTTTCTTATCCTCTCGATGGTGTTGTTTCTCGGAACTGTATCCAGAATTCTCCGATGTATTGTGCGGATTTGCTTTTCTTCGTTCTCATAGTGATTTGGCTTCCCCTCACGTACATTAGGCTGTGCGTCTCCGCTTTATATGGTACGGTAAGTGTTCTCAGCCCTGCCTTTTCGAGTAACGTCTTGAAGTTACCTAAAAAACCAAGGAATGCGACCTCGTATGAGCTGGTCTGTAATGAGAAAAACATAATGATGTCCCGGCCCTCAAACCAGATGTCGTCTGAATCGGTGAATGGGTCCTCACCGTCAGCGTCGGGCCATGATTGCGATAGTTCGCCCTTTCGGGCAAGGAATCCTTCGAGGCCGGTTATTTTTCTTACCTTTATTTTGTACGTCCCATATAAATCGAGGCCGTCTATCTTATAGCCTGAGAGCGGGTAATATGGCATTTTAGGCTCCTATTGCTCTGGTTACTCTGTCGAGATACGCCAATTCCCCGACTGATCCCACTCCGGTGCCGGGTTTTGCTCCCCCAAGCAGCCGTTCAATGTTTACCAGGTGTCGAGTGTTTATCGCCGTCTCCTGGTTGGCGGTCAGATTGGAAAGTGCTGTTTCCATAATGACAGATGTGTAATCCCTGACGTCTATATGAATCTGTTTTGTTTCTGATGCCCGGACGGTTAATTCCGACAGTCGGAGGTGGATATCCGATCCGTATGCGAGTCTTGTTCTCGTTGATTCAGTTGCGTTTTTTATTAAGTTGAGTGTTTCCTCGCTGTTGATCACATGCCCCAGCATCGAGTTCATCTGCCCTGTCAGCAGCCCCGCGGTTTGTTCGCTTACTCCCTGGAGGGCATTTGCTGATAGTCCGGTCTTATCCGCTCCTGCCGGGGATATTCCGACGGAGAGCATAAATTCTTTCATGCTCTTGAATTGCTTCTCGGCGGATTCGGCAACCACGTCGAACTGTGTCCGCAGTATGTCTATTTCTTCCGCGTCTAGTCCGCCCTCTGCCAGTTTGGCGAATTCTGCGTACCAGGGTTCCATGAGGCCGGTCAGTATTTTCCTTGAAAATGCGTCTGTAAGTGCTTTTTCTATTAGTGTCTCAAAATTGTCTGCAAATAATTTGGCTGAATCCAGCCCGTCCATCAGTCCCGTAGTAATTGAATCGGCAATGCTGTCGGCGGTTGTGCCAGTCAATGCTTCATCCAACATACGGTTTAAATCTTTTAGTTCATCCTCTACTATACGGATAGCTTCCACCGTGACGTCGCCTGGGGCCAGCAGAAAATCTTTGGCGTCCTTGATAAATTTCTCCATCAAGTCTAATTTTTCCGTCCCGAGGGTTTCTTCAATTGCTTTTAAGTTTTCACTTACTATATCCCTGAATACCTTTGAGAGCATATTTTCTAAAGATTCCATTCGGTCTTTTGTTCTTTGGGCTACTTCTTCCCATCTTCCATAAGCTTGTATAATCAGATCAACAATAGAAAGCGTTGCCTGTAAACCATCGTTCATTTTTTGTAAATCTGTAGTATTTTCATCCCACATTTTTATCTTGCCTGCGGATGTAGCGAGATCTCCCGAAAGCCTTATTGATATCCCAATTTCTGAATTAAATTTTGCGACAATATCTCCCAAAGCACTGAAAGCTTCGCCTCTTTCCTGTATTTGTTTTATCTCCGCCCGGTATCCCGCTTTTATGGCATCTGCCTGTTCGTCCAATATCTTGTCCCGGAGTACCTTATCGTCCTCATATAATTCGGCTTTCTTTCCCAAATGTTTTACATATTCAGCCCAATCCTTGGCATTGAATTGCCTGGTATCCTTTAGTATTTGCGCGAGCGTTTCCTTATTTGAGGCGGTTGTTGTCTTTTTCAGCCTGTCGAGGCGTTTTTGTAACTTTTTATCAAAATCTCTGCCCTGGAGTTCATATTCTGCAAATGCTGCTTTCGATCCCCCGAGAAATGGGAAGAAATCGTATCCCTTATCTCCTTCCAATCCCTCTTTAATCTGCCGACCTGTTCTGGGTTCCTTGCGTTCGGGCGCCGCCGCTTTCACCGGCAGTTTCCCGCCCGTTTCAATAGCTTTATTTATATCATCGATTCTTTCTTTTGTTGTCTCGAGGTCAAGATTCATTTTTTCTCTTGCGAGTTGTTGCCCTATAAGTGATAACTTTATTTTTTCATTTATAATTAGAATATCCTTGTTATCAGCTAATATCTTATCTATGTAAGCTTCCATTAACTCTGGGAACAACGCTAAATCTTTATTAAATAGAGCCTTTATCGTCGTACTAATTTCATCGGTCACCTCAATACCAATTTTCCTTAGATTCTTTTTTATGCTTTCAATTCTATGCTCTTGCATCTCCTCCGGCACATTTGCTAAACCTATCGACAGTCCGGTTCTTCTTCTGAGGCCAGCCTCCAGTTGGCGTTTATCTTTTTCGAGAGTTTGCCTTGCGAGATTAGATTTATCTTTTTCGAGATCGAAAAGTGCCATTTGATGTTTAATTTGTTTTTCATTTATTTTTGCAAGCCTTAACTGCAATGCCAATATATCTCGGTCAATTTGGAGTGATTTTTCTTTTGCTGCGTTATAAAGGTCTAAACTGCTTGCGGCATCACCAAAGGCCGCGACAGTATCTTTTCCGATATAAGTAGCAAGATTCTTTTCGGCTCGTAATAAATTTTCCGATTCTTCTTGTGTCAATTTTGTTTTCTTATTCAGGGTATCAATGGTCTTGAGATATTCATCGATATTTCTTTTGCGCTTTTGGTTTAATTTAATTATGCTGTCGTAGTTTTTCTCGATAGCATAATATTCATCACTGATTAAGCCCAAAGCATTACTTAATTTATGCGTAAAATTAATTATAGTTTTTATGGTTTCGCTATAGAGAGGCAATAAAAATTGGCCGAGCATCACCTTTGTATCTTCGACGTATCGCTCTAAAGATAATCTCTGCTTGCTCGCGGTTTCCATAGCCGCGGTATATGACCCGGCGATTTGCTTCCCTGCTTCGAGGACGACGTTCATTCTTATCTGTGTTTTTTCAGCCGAGGTCAGGTCATCTGCCAGTTTCCCTACGGCCTTGGCGGCTTTCTGGTAGCTTTCCTCGAATAGGACGTTGATACCGATGCTTCTCAGCACCATTATACGGCCAGTTTGAATGCCTTGTAGTATGCGCTCGAATGCCTCGGATGAGTTGATATTTGCGATTACCGCCGCGTCCTGTGCTACTCTTGCAAGTTGAGTCGCTTTAGTGAGGTCAAGTTGTGCCTGAGCCATTCTTATTATTCCCAGGCGGGAGTTTGTCATTGTGATTCCGGCGTCCTCGAGTCCCTTAACGAAGCCGTTTATTTCTTCAGTTGCGTAACCTGCATTTTCCCCGACGGTATTTAAAACCACACCCAGGGTTTCGTATCGGGCCGCCAGCATAGCCGCTTCCTTGAAAACCTTTTTAAAATGGTATGCCGCTCCCGCTGATACGGCCGCAAATATATCCATTGCGCTGATCTGAGAAGCAAGCCCGCGCAGGATTCCTTTCGTCTTTTTCGCGCCCTGTTCAACGCCCTTGGTATCTATCCCCGTTCCCCACCAGAGTGAGCTTGATCCCCGAGTGTTTATTGCCATCGTTTATACCGCCTGTTTGCGTGTAATCTGGTTCTTTATGAGCCGCTCGCTTGCGGGTTCTTTATTAAAAATATCCCATCGCAGGGGCAGCCGGTTCTCATTCAATAAGATTCCTTCGTTGATGTATTCTCCTGCTTTCTTGAAGTTGCCGTCAGAGAATTCCATCGTGGCCAAAAGGTTTAGTATCTCCGGCATAATTGTTTTGGTATTCGTCGAGCACAGCATTTCCATCGGGTCGCCTGTCTGGGAGTTCATCAGATGCGCTTCCTCAAAAAGCTCCCTGGCCCGTTCCTCATTGTCGTGCTCTATGTAATATTGGCCTAATATCAAATAGACGCCGATGAGTTTCTGGCTGTATTTCAGCGCCTCTGCCAGTATCCGCTCTGCGTTCTCAGCGTCATCCAAGAGGGTGTACGCTCCCATCAGGTTAGAAAATACTTCGAGATAAGCGTACCACCCGGCATGGTATTCCACGCCTGCCATGAGTTCAATCCAGCGGTCCCCGAGCTCGGTTACCTTCTTGTGGTCAGCGGTCGCATAATACGTTTTTATAAGATGCGTGAGGATGTGGAGGTCATCCGGGTTCGTCTCATATTCCGCTTCGAGCATCGGCAGGCTTCTCTCCTTTTTCTCTACAAACAGATCCGCTTTCGTGAATAAGTATCCGTAATGATTTATGAAGATATTGTCCGAAAACAGATATTCGGGGATCGCCTGCGCCTTGTTATGGATTGCAAAACTGTACAGGGGCGGTCCGGCGGTCATGACCTTTCCGATCTCGCCGGCTACTTTTTTCCCCGCCGATACTCCGGGATTTGATTCGACATATTGCGTGAGCTCGCCGGTGTTGATTGTGTCGCTGGTATCATTAAAGTCGGGATGAAACCGGAAGTCCTCATTGTTGTCAAACACCCGCGGTTGGATTACCTCCGCGTATTCCCCGGTGCCGGTCGAATAAAAACTCTTTACTTTCAGGAATATTGTTTTGTACTTATCGTATTTCGGGTTGGTGAGGACGTTCTCAAAAATATAAACGCTTTCCTGTGTGAGTTCCTCATCTGCATCGATAATAAGGATGCGGCGCCCGGTTGCGTATGCTATGCCGTAGTTCCGGGCTGCGGAGAAGTCCCAGGGGGTGAATTTGCGCTCATATACTTTGTCCGTGTATTCCTTGGCGATCCCTACCGTCCGATCCGTTGATCCGGTGTCGATAATTATCAACTCGCTCCATTTTTCATGGATTATCGGCAGGAATGAATCGAGGCATTTTTTGAGGTTGGCTTCCTCGTTTAGGACGATCATGCAAATACTTACTTCGATTTCGTTTCTCATTACAATAAATCCCCAATCTGGCTTATATCCGTTATTTCGTTTGCGTTTGCCATTTCCCCTGTTTCCTCGGTGTCGCTCTTGACTTTCGGTATTGAAAGCAGAAGCATCATGAGATTCTGCCAGGAATAAACCCAGAGTATTTCGTCTATGCTGAACCGAAAATATTTTATTATCCCGCCGATGTATTCCCAGTAGTTTGTGTACGGGCTTCTTTCTTTTCCTTCGCCTCGAGCAGGTTCAGCTTTCGTATCGAGACGGAAGATGCCAAAAAATCCGTTACGTCCATCTGGGCGATCATCAGATTTATAAGCTGCAATAGTTCCGCGGGTGTTGTGTTGTAATCCATGAAGCGGATCAACCACCATTTTCTCGCCTTGGCCCAGGGCGTCATTTTCCGGTTCAATATCCCCAGCGATAATATTTCGAGCATCTGGTCTTTATTTGCGCTGATGTTTCTGATCCCCACATCGAACAAATCGTCGTCATCCGCCTGGTCGATTTCATCCATCGAGTTGATTATTTTTGTGATATTGAAAAGTGTTCCGAGGTTGATCGGATAGACTTTGAATGTCCGGGCCGTTGGTAGGATTTTCAGCCAGTGTAATATTCCGGGGTTCGTTACGGTGATGTCGAAATCCACGCCGTCCTGCAGTATCGTCCGGAGAAGCTCGCTTGCCGTTTCTCTTGAGGCTTCGGGCGCCGCCTCGGGCGGTGGTGTGTCTATTGTTACTTCTTTAACTGGTTCCATGCTCATCCCCTTGTTCGTTTCTATTAATGTTTCGTTTTGTGGACATACCGATAAGGCGCCGCCGGTGCTTTCTCCGGGGCCTCGGGTGTTTTCTCTTTCGGTGTGGGTTCAACCTTTTCGGGTGTTTTCTTCGCCTTTTTCTTCTCTATCCAATTCATCGTATTTCCTTTCTTTAAAAAAGTCCCCGCGTTTGTCATCGTTCTCAGGTTACCCTTTTATTAACGAGACGCGGCGGGGAGCTTTTTGTTCTCGCGATCAGCCTATACCTGCGTTATCACGCATGGCGATATTGCGGTAGAGCTATTTGGCAACAGAATATTGCAGACGAATGCCAACGTTCCCGAGTCGGTTCTTGCGAATTTCAAATCGCCGCTTGCCGCAATCGAAGCCCGCGGGATTTCAATTTTTAACTTTTTCCCGTTAATTGTTTTTGACTGTGCAAATACGGCTTGCTCTTGGTACACGAGGCTCGTAACCGGGAACGAATAAGCCGCCGCTGCTGCTGCTCCGCCGAATGCATGGATCAAAGTTTTGGTTCCCATGTCTCGTACTGCAAATTCCACATACTTCTTGGAATTCCCAAATATTTGAATATCCGGCGTATCTGCTTCCTCAATAAAAAGGTCTGTCACCCCGGGCATCTCAATAACAAAGTGCGCACTATCCGGAACAACGTTGCCTATCGTGTTCAGTGATGTTGCCCCAGGAAATGACCCGCTGGATTCCACGTCTCCGAACTGCAGATATTCCAAGCCTACAAGTCTTATGTTACTTCGTTTATCGCTCATATAATTTCACCTCTTTTCATGCTTTATATTGTGTTGTGCAATTAACTCGGATTGATGAATAACTTATTCCCGCCTGGTCGATGTCCTCCATTGATGCCTGACTGTTTATTTCCAGGTGCAGGTATGAAGTAGTCGATCCGTATGCTTCGAGCACCGTTAATACGGCGGTGGTCATCGCCCGGAGGTTCACGTCGTCCGGTCGTCCGGCTTCGAGGTCTTTGGCAAAACAATTTATAACGATTATCCCGTCCTGCAGATCGATGTCTGTCCCGCCCGCGATGGGAAGTGCCAGTACAACGATGTCCCGCGTTACCAAGTCCACCGGTCTTGCGTTCCGGTAAACTGCGCCATCGAGGGTCGCTCGTACTGCAGCGACGTTCACAATCGCGTATAATTTGTCCAGCAGGTCGAAAGTCGTTCTCATCATAAGATTGCCCCGAGTTGTTTCTTCATGTAAGTCATTAAATCCTGGGCGACGAACGATGCTCCGCTTATAACGTCGTATCCCTTTGATTCGACGGCCGCGGCATATTCCATGCCCGCGACAACGACGAGTATCATACCCTTTGGGTATTGTGCGGCGAGTTCATCGATTAACTGCGCCCCTTTATCATGCGTGACCATCGAGCGTTTTATCTCACCGTTATTTATAATCGCGTAGCCGATTGAGCTTGTGAGGTTCCCCGTCTGGTCGTTATACGTGTGGTTGTTTTTCGCATAATTAACCGCCTGTATCCCAACGAACGAAAGTACCTCAAAAATCTTTGTCAGCTTTTCTTTCTTAAACCCATCGATTTTCCGTTCGATATCTTCCATAGTGAATTCGGGTTTTAATCCTGGCATTTCATCTCCACATGCTTTATGTAGTTCGTTATCTGCACGAGTATATGGTCTGCCGAGGCGAAGGTTAGTTTCGCTTTCTTCGGGACGCCGGTATCGCCGGTGAATCTCTCGGCGAATACTATCCAGTCGTATTGCAAAACTTTCCCGCCTTCTCCGTTGCCGATGGTACCGCTTCTCGGCTGTATATCGCATTCCGTCAACACCAATGTGTTGAGGGTTCCCGGAGTCCAGACGCCCGTCAGGGTGTTTGAAGTTCCGGGGCTAAGCCATGAAATGGTTGCGGTATTCGGATATTTGCTCACCATGATTTATTGTACCTCGAGTCCATTGGGACGTCTATCGTTCCACCTTCGGCTCCGTGCTTTAGCAGGAGTTCCCGGCGTAACGCCATCAACGCGCCCGTGCTGTATTCGATGTATTTCGATCCCTCACGGAATTTCGGATGATTCGCGAGTATCAGATAAATGTCTGCTGCGGCCAGTTCCACCGATTTCTGATATGTCAAGGCGTAAGTAGCCGTGCCGTCCAAGGCCCTGTCTGTCAGAGCCTTGGCCAGCAGGTTATCATTATCATACTCGATCATCGATTGTAGTGCTTGGAGATTGGTCATTAGGCACCGTACGTGGTATGTGATTCTGTATCTAATATCCAGCACTGGTCGATTGTCGGCCATGACGGGAATGCGTTCGTCTCGCCCGACGTATATTCGGCAACCGGATCGGCTTTCCCCCATTTACTCACCAGGATATGGCCTTTCTTCGCAATAGTCGCCTGTTTCGGTGTGTTGGTTTCCATTGCAATCGGGCCAACGAGAGTGTTGCCGAGTTGCAGCGTCGGCGAGAACAATACGTATCTGTCCGCGCTTGAAGAATCGAGCCACGGATCGTATGAAGTCACGCCATGTGCTTTAGTCTCGATGTCTACGCTGGTATCGACAACAACGATCTGTGGGTATCCGTGACCTCTGAGCATCTCGTTTACCTGCTCCAGCCTCGGAACCATTGTAATTCTTGTTGCCCCAACGAAGGATTCGGAGATTGTATAATTCTGAACCTGGGTGCTGGTACGGAATGCAACCCATTTAGTCCGGTTCATAATTATCCATTTAAGATCCGATCCGGCTGCTCGGGCTTCCGCCTGGATAGTGTCGATATCCGTTATTGGCGTATTCGTCGCGTATGCTCCGGTAGTCCAGTAGTTGTTCGCCGCGGCTTCCACTTCCTTGTTCGCTGACGGCAACTGGAAATCGATAACGTCTTCGGTTACGATCCCCGCGCTGTTCGTTGTGGACAAGGTTATGGTACCACCGGCCATCGCCTGTATTGCCAGCCATTCGAGACGCGCATTTACGCCGTCTATGCAGGCATCAACGTCACCGAATACGAGAGCTAATAGCTCGTTTATATCGGTTGTACCGCTTGACTTTAACTGGTTATAGAGGTTCAGATCCGTTTCGCGCATGATTTTTTTCATGCGGATAGGCGGGATATCACCTGTGAGCCGTGAGATTACCTTCCGTCTTTTCTCCGGGGCGCTCGAGTTATATGCCACAACATCGGCGGCTACTCGGTTCCCTTTGCTTCCTATGAGCGTTTCATAGGTGAGCGTTCGAACGGTTTTCACCGGGAAGAAATCGAGATAATAAAGTTTGTCGTATACTCGGTTGTTTAGGAAAACTCCGAGATTTTCGCTCGTGGCTTCTGCCAGAATGGAATGTTCCATGAATGCTCACCTCCTTATGCAAATAATATTCTTGCGGTTAAGGGTGTTTTTACGCCTTCGGTCGGTGCGGCAGCAGGGAGAATAGACTCGTCGACCGTTCCTCGTGTGATAGCCGAAGCGGTTATGTTCTGGAGAGTTTCGCCCGATTCGAGGCGGACTCTGACAGAATCTTGAAGAATGCAGTTGGCTTCGAACAGCGGAGCGGCGAGTGTCGTCACATCGTTTTCTGCCCCGAGAATTTTTGAGGCCGTTGCTACGGAGGCATAATTAAATCCGCCGCCGCCTGCGGTCATTATGATTGTGTCGGTTCCTGCGCCGCTGGTTTTGGTTCCGATAGTTATTGATGCGATTGTTGCCGCCGATGCTCCGCCATCACGCATAATCCAGTCGCCGACCTTGAGGTGGTGACCGATGGCATTCGGCAGGCTCGAACTGTATACGTAGATCGTAACAACCGCAGCCGTATCGATAGCGCATTTCAGTTTCGCGGTTTTAACGACGTTATAAATACCGAGCGAAGATGCGCTTTCAGCCAGGAACGTCCCGGGGTGGAGGAATTTCGTGGTCGTGGGGAGTCGCGTAGTGCCAATCGTTACCCCTCCCTGAATGTCCTCCAAGATTGCGAGAAATACAGGATTAAACTGTACTTCCGTATCTTTTCTTACTTGTAAATTCATGATTTATTACTCCTTTGCTCTGCGGGTATAGCCTTTCGCTATGTGGTTCCCGCTGTTTGTTCGGCGAGTTTGCCCTGGAAGTCCGGGTTCTTTACTGCGCCGTCAACTCCGAGTGAACTGGCATAATCCTTGATCTGCTCCTGTTCAACGGTAGCCCCGGCCTTCCCTGTCTGCACAGATGTAAGTTCGCCTTTTTCGATTTTATCGTCGATGAATTGCTGGTGGTTGCCGTCGAATGCGTTCTTGAGTTCCTTGACGGCTTCTCCCACCTTTTCCGGATCATCGACCTTGACGTATTGTACGAACTCTTCGCCCATTCCTGCGGCCTTGAGTTCCTTGAGGATAACGGCGTTCAGATCCCCGGTTGATAATTTTGTAGATACGCCATCGAATTTCTCCAGCAGCGTATCGAATTTATCCTCGAGTGCCTTGTACCGTTTTTCGCTGTCCGTCATGTCATTCTGATCCTCTTTTTTCTTTGCTTTTGCTTTTGCGTCAGCCGCGGCATCGTCGGCTATCTTTTGGGTCGCTTTCTTCTGCGTCTCAACATACTGATTAGTCCGGCGGTCAGTATCGCTTGCGAGTTGTTTATCGTAGGCTTCCCTGAGTCCGGCCTTGTCGAGCGCCTCGAGGAATTCGTCCCCGGTTAGTTTTTTTGCCTGGTCCAAGTCCGTAGCGAGCGTCTTTACCGCTGCAGCTATTTCGTCCTCTTTTTCGACCTTTATTTGGCCGGCCAGGGATTCGTTCAGACCCGCTTTCCGCAGTGCTTCACGAATTTCTTTGTCAAACATCGTTATTGTCCTTTCATTTTGAGTTTAGTTATTGCCATATCGATTCTGTTTCGTCTTTCCTGTAGAACTTTTTTAGCCGCATTCATGAGTTTTTGATCTACGCTGATTTCGGTATATCTCTCAATCGTTCGCGCGGCATCGTCGATCTCCCATTTTTTGTCTTGTTCTGTCTGGTTCATCAATCTACCCCCTTAACAAAAAAAATAGGCTGAGAAATTAATCTCAGCCCGGTTGTTCCGATACTGTATTTTTAGGCGGGTTAGTGGTGTCTCCCGCGCTTCTTCTATAAGCCTTCTGGAGTCTGTTCGCTATTTCATGGTTTCAACCTTTTCGATGTGGGTCATCCGGCCGTCCTCAAAACAGAACGAAACGCGCCCGTAGTATTTTTTGGCTCCGGCGTTTATCACCCGGTTCGGGTTCGCTATGGCTCTAAGTTCTTCGATTAATTCCGAAATGTCAAGCGTTTTTTTGTATTTCATCGTTTTCCCGGCGTGATATTCTTATAAAAGTCACAGGAAAGGGGCGTTTTATGCCCTATAAGCGATTATCTCTGCTTTGGGTGTGTGTCCGGCTGGTTTCGGCTCCCCCATCTCATTTAAAGCAAAATACAGGAGTGCCATTGCATCGGCTTCGTTATCATCCACTGGGGACCGGTTCTGGGTTTTCTCAAACCATGCAATCATGTCGTCTTTATTTGCCCGTCCCGATCCGGTAACGTATTTTTTAATGGTAGCCGAGTGTACGCCCATGTATTCCGCTCCGATGTATGCTGCGAATTCCATCACTCTGGTCGCCATTCCGACGCCGATCTCGGTTGCGGCGCCCCCCCGGTGGTGCGCTCGTTCGTAGACAATGAGGTCGATTTTGCCCTTCAAGTCTCCGAGGTTATTATGGAATTCTCTGTGCAGCCAGCCGTTAAATCGGAGGAACATCGATCCGTTTGATTCTCCCCGGCGCTTCGCAAAGTCGACGGTACCGCTCTCTATTTGCCCGTCCATCATAAAAGCCCAGCCAGTTTTAGTCCCGCAATCAACCGATAAAATATTCATATGCTCATCCCCTTTTTAGTGTATCCGCCTCTGCAGGAGCCGTACCGCTGCCAAGATTCGGACGTTGCTTTCCGGTTCTTCCTCGGCCTTTACCGATATTCCGGAGTGTTCATCGGCCTCGGCTTCTGTCCATTGTTCCGCAGGATAGTGGCGTTCATACTCCACCGATTCTGCGTCCCGGCCTTCCCGAATAATACCGAATAAGGCGTGGTATACTTTCCCCCGCGTTTTCCTTGTTCGGTTTCCCAACGGTCGCACCTCGGCTGCCGGGTATATTTTGCGGATGTGGTTCATAGCAGTGTCCTTATTCGGCATTTGCCTGTCATTATTACACTAAACTCATTACACAACATATGCGCCATTAGCGTAATTTGTGTTAAGTTTCCTTTAAAATCAATTTCATCCCTGTCGGTAATTATGCACATTTTCCGATGTTTTTTCTTCATCGAGAATGGAAGTTTTAGGACTAAATTACTATTCAATAATGGATTAAAATATTTCTGTGTCAATAAAAGCCTCTCAATCACCGTCCCTTTCGGTTGTTTGTATGAGGTTATCTCCTTATCACGAGCCTCAAGTTGGATCAATAAAGATTTTGCCTCCTTTAAAAATGGGATGTTCCTTGAGCGGAATTTCAAAATCATTTGGTTGGTATCTACCCAGCAGTCAAATATCTCTATATTTTTCTTCTTATACCAAAGCACGGCAGTGTTTTTAAGAGTTATTATCATTGTATACCAGGGCTTTCTCCAATTTCGCGATGCGTTTTGTTAATTCAGCGATTTGCTCTTGTAGGCTTGGACCTATCCCCACATCATATACTTTTCTTAATACTTTGCCGGTTTTGGGATCGACAAATGCCGTAAATGTTCTTATATCCCTATTTTCGCAATCCTCACACATTTGTTTTCCCCGCTATTTGTTTTTGGAAGTTGTCGTGCTCTGCCCTGATGTCGGCTGTCCGGTGGAAAAGTAACGAGTTGTATTGACAGGCGCAGTCGATGCCGTGTATGTCGATTGTTACCGGCGTGAAGCCCATGATCTCGAAAAGGTCGAGTATTTCTTGTATCATCCAAACCTCGTCGACCATCTGGAGGCGCTCCGGGATATGTTTCTGGGCTGCTTGCTGGTACCGCCCGTTCGGGATGTTGAGATATACCCACGCTCTCCCTTTTTTTGCATGCGTTGTTATTGCCTTCATCAAATTCTCGAGATATTTCTTCGGGATGTGCTCCCAAATATCGGAGAGGACGATCCCGTCGTATTTCCGGTCGAGCATGAGGCTGGTTATGTCCGCTTCGATGTATTCGACGTTCTTATGAGCCATGAATTCCTTTGCATAGTTTATGTTCGCCGGGGAGATGTCGACCGCGGTTACGTTCGCACCGAGTTTTGCCATCCATTGGGATGTGATTCCGATCCCGCATCCAAGGTCGAGGATGTCCTCGCCGGCGGTGACGATGCCAGCTATTTTCGCCTTGAATCGGTCGAGGCGCTTATTCCCCTTGTGGTCCAGCCTCAGACGGTATGAAAATTTGTCGTAGAACTCGCGTGTTTTGTCCTGCTCTGATTTAATCATTTCATCCCCTTTTATGACAAAATTACTGTGGCTTCGATGTGTGCTAATTGCGCTTGTATTCTTTCATACTCTGGCCCGACATGCAGAAGTTCGATATTGGTAACTACCAACTCGCTTTCTTCTTCAAAACCATTTACGATTTCGAAGATGGCACCTTCCATTTCTTTTCTTTTTTCCCTTGCTTTCTCGATGTCCATTTTCATCCCCTGCCTTTCTTGCGTCTTTGTTTCTCTGGAAAAGTCAGCTTCGCTTTCCCGCTCTTGAGCAGAGCCGCCATGCCCTGCGTTATGTCCTTGTGGCGTTGCCGGGCTCCGTGGCGCCGTCCGACGATGTATGCCAGGGTTGCCGTCAGGAGCCATGCGAGGATTGTGGTCATTCCCCGCCTCGCTCGTACCATAATTCTATCGCTCTCAACCAATTAGCCCGGCATTTTTTACATACAAATAACTGGAAAAAACCAGAATTAAATCCTGGAATTCTCTCGATTTTGATATGTCTAAATGGTATCCTGATTTCCATCATATCATATCCGCATGCCATCATTAGATTTCTTCTATCCATGCCGATTTCCCCACAGCAGTCGCACTTGGCTCCCTGCGGTTTTATGTTCTCCTTGTCACGTTCTCCCGCTGTTAATTCTGGCAATTCTTGATCTCGGTGGAATATAGCGATATGAGTTTGCATCCGTTCTTCGGTTTGCTGTTCGGATGGCTTCATGCCTCCAGTGCTCGACCTATATGTTTTTGCCTCAAATTGATACCCACATACCTTGCAGGTGAATAAAACACACGGCGCCCCATCGGGGTCTCCACTCTTGCAATCAAACCAATCTCTTGTTGTCCAAGTCTCCATTATGTCCCCTTCAGTGTCCTTTCATGTTTCCTATACAGACAGAATCCCATCTGGGATGAATATAAACGTTCTTCTCGGCTTCATCCTGCATCGGGCAGCACCAGCAATTTACTGATGCCGTGTGCGGCATTATGTCCCCCTCCGGGATAACGTGGATTGTGTCGTCTGATGTTTCTGTGTCCATCACTTCCCCAGCTTTCTAAAGAATGCTTTTCGTGCCTCCGGGCTTTTGATGATATCCCGCCATGCTTGTCTAATCTCCCATCTCGGATAATCCCGGGCTTTCATCCAGTCGTCCAGCGTAGCGAGAATCCGGGCGGCCTTCCGGAAACGCCGGGCTTGGTGTCCTGCGATAAGCTGTGCAACGATCCGGGCGATCATTCCTGGGTTTCCTCCTTAATCTTTTCGCGCCATCCGAAAACAATATTTGCATGCTTCATAGCTTACGGCCACAAACACGGATGCCATGCCCATAATTATGCATAGGAAGCACGATATTGTTATTATTAATGTAATAATTGCGATGCATATTATAAAGTATGTCATTCCTGGGTTTCCTCCTTTTTTCGGCGCTGTTCCTCTGTCATATCGAAATGTTCGCCCATCCTTCCGGTATTATAGACTTGAGGGCAGATCATGTTCATCGGTTTTGCCTCCAGAGTTTCGATTCTCATGACGATATTGGAGAGGTATTTTCTTTCCAATGACCCCAAATCCTGGTTACTTTTTATTTCCTCGGATTTTGCTTTCCACTTAGTGTTCATCGGTCTCATCCTCCCCGTCCACGATCTTGATAGAGCCGTCGAGGACACTTGCGGTGATGTCTTTTGCCTCGGGCATGGGGATAGGCTGACCGGTACAGATTACTCCATCTGTCGCTTTGGAATAGTACCTTGCCATTAGGTCACCTGCATCAGTTTTCTCCGGTGCGGGCGATACTTCGGTTCCAGAGGCCATGCGATGCTCGTGCAAATATTCAGCGGTTTCCTCGGTTTTCTCCGGCGCCGCTGCCAGCGTATCGAATAGTTTCTTGAACTGTGCCATCTGGTTGTCGGTTGTCCAGCCGCGATTGACGAGCTCCTGCCGGTATGTTTCCGTTTCCGGTGTTCCGAAGATGGTATCTGTCATGGTTATTAGCTCGACGGCCTCGCCCACCGTGTTAAATACCCAGCTATCCGGATAAAGGTCTTTCGCTCCCATGAAATTGTGAATCACCGGGCGCAGTCCTCGGGCGACGCCTTCCATGATGTTGAGCGGGTGTCCTTCGTGAATGCTGGTCGAGAGGATCGTCCCTTTCCCTTCCCAGAATTCATTCATGTCAGCGACATGTCCGTAGTAGAGGATGTTGTCCTCGATCCCCATTTCCTTTGCGATGTGTTCCATGTATAATTTGTACCGCTTGTCCTGATGCGCTCCGGCGATATGGAGTTTAAACTTGTCGGAGAATTCGTTTACAAGGTACTCCATTATCTGGAGTGCCATCGCCGGTTCTTTCTTGTGGTTGATGTTGCAGACGTATGCGATGTCGAATCTGCTGAGTTTCTTGTTCGGCTCGATGGCATCAATGTCGAGTCCGTTGGGGATTATCCGCGTTGCTACCTGCTCCTGCAGGTTCGGGATAGTCTGCTCGACGATGGCCCGGATGTGGGGCGCAACAAATACCAGGTAGTCCACCCGGCTCCAGTCGATTTGCGTCGGGTAATCCGCCAGCGATTCGTAGCTGTGCAGACGGACGATAACTCCTTTTTTCTTGATGTCGTATACGGCTGCGGCGACAACGGACACTTCGTTCGCCCATTCGAGGAAGATGATGTCGCCCCATTTAACCGCGGCGATAACTTCCTGATTTGTCCGGCAATAATAGCGGCGCACTTGGTAGGTTTCCTTGTAGGTTTCTTTCTCGAATTCCTTGACGACCGGCTCGATAAAACTGTCGAGGCCGATCTGGCAAACGAAGGCTATCTTAGTTACTTTCATTCTTACATCCCCAGCTTTCCGGTTAGTATTTAATGCAGAAATAAATGAGACCCGCAATGACCGCGAGGTTTAAAATCACCATAATTATGTGGCTCCACAGCGGCAGGTTCGGCGGGTTGTAGTCAGGCTCTTTCATGCTCATCCCCTTTTCTTTTTCGTGATATTCTCAATCGGCTCAACTTCGGGAATCATCTCCAATTTCCCCGCTGTTATGGGTATGTTTATGCTCTCTCTGAGTGCTAATCCTTTCGTGAAATTTTGCTGCAGCCAGTACGGTGTTGTTTTGTAATCCAGGAATCGCTCGCCGTTTTTCTGGATATACTTCTGTGATCGGCTTGGGATCCGCTTCGTGAATCGGCTTGCTTTTATCTTGTCGGTCTTGATATAATTGACGAACTCTTCCTTGCTGATCGTATCGTATGTGGAATAACAGATGCAATTCGATCCCCATGAGCATTTACCATTCCGGCGGGTATAAATGATGTGATTCGTGGCAATCTCGATGTCATAAACATACCCGGAATATTGGATTTTCTCGCGGCTGAATTGGTTCGCGTATTGTGATCGGCAGTCCCTTATAACCCATTGGTCGTGATTCGATGCGTACTCGCCGTTCCAGTGCTTGGTCACCGTACCCTTCGTGGAGCCGATTGCAAATGAGGGGTGATGTCCTATTTTCAAAATTAATTCTCCGAGATCGCCCGCCATGCGTTCTGACGATGTTGTATATGTGCGATCGTCATGAAAGTTTCCACCCTTCCATTTTTTGCCACACCTGATACTGCCATCGCATAACACATAGGCATTGAGGAATGTATTTATACGTTCCGGAGTGAGCTCCTTTATTATTTCCGGAATATATTTCTCGTAGGATTTCCCGAATTTGGCAAGATATTCCCATAGGTCCTTATCGTAAAAAAAGAATCCTTTCTCTGATTTTTTGTGTTTTATCTGCATCCTATCCATGCAAGCCGATATGATTTCATACTGATCAGGGCTTGCTTTCTTCCATTGCGATATGATTACAGCGTATTTGCGGCTGATGCTGCCGTCGCTGAGATAATAGGCCATAAATTCACAAAATAAATCGGCTGGAATATCGTGTTTCCCGATTGTTATTCCTTGAATATCAGTCCCCTTCCATTCCGATGACCGATATAACTTGCTGTTCGTTGAAAATATATTTCTTCCTTTTATGGGGTACATATTCTGATAAAATTCTTCTGCCGATGATTCCCTGAGTTTGCCGCTGGTTTTATCAAATCCGACCATTTTGTGATCTGGCGTCACCATCATGTCGAATGACCGGCTATGGAAACGTATCATTTCCCCGTCGTATTGATACTTTATTCGGTGGACTATCGTCGTATATTCGAGGTCTTTTGTGTCGGGATTCAGGCTCAATATCTGCTCATCGCCCCGGATATCCTTAAACCGCTTCCAGCCCTCATTGGTGTAAACGTCGGTTTGGCTATCATAGCAGAACGGATGCCAGCCAATGAAGTAAAAACCCTTGGGATATTGCCCCTGCATTTCGTCGCAGATGTCCTCCTGTGGGTGTGCGTTCGACAGGTGGACGGTAACGCCTGTCACGAACGGCAGTCGGCTGTTCTGGAGGTAGTCCGCGGACCTGAATGCCATGTTCGTTTCGGTGACGGCCAGCCTGATTGCTTGGAAAGTAAGGTTCCGGGCCTTGATAAGCGTTCCCTCGTATAGAATCGGCTTGCCATTGATATATTTTTTCAATTCCCTTTGCACCTGCACGGCGGGTTTGCCGACCAGAACGCCGCGGCTTAATATCTTGTCCATTTCATCTGCGACGCCCTCTTTGAAATCCCAGACGCGGGTGCTGAGATTCTTGCCCGCAACTGTCCGGTCGATGAACGCATTAAGCGCCGGGACGTTCGGCGCCCTCATGCTTTTCTGGATCGCATCGGAGACCTTGACGGCCCCGAGGTAGCCATCGATTTTCTTGTTATTCATCGTGTTTGCCAGATGCCACTGATTCTTCGCTCCGCCCTCGATAGTCCCCTGGAGTGATTCCTGTAACTCTCCGAGGCGGTCTTGCATGACATTTGCGAAGCGACGGCCCTTGGTTGTGGTGAAGCGGCGCCCGAGGTCTGCCATGGCATCGTCGATCGTTCGGGCTACTCGTTTTTTGTAGCCGATCATGTCTCGGACGTGCTGTCGTTCATAGGGATCCATTTTATCTTTCCGCCCATTCTGTTATTTCCTTGAGACGTCTGTTTATCGACTCCAACCACGGGATTATTATTAAGTCGTCGATCTTAAAATAAACGATGGCCTTACAGATTACGAGAATTTCCAAGCAGCATAAAAGTGCGTATGTTAGCGTTGTCATTTAAAATTCCTTTTCACAATAACACCATGCAGGTATTTTCTTTTTCTTTCCCATTTTAGACCTCATTCCATTAATTCCTTGATGCTCGATTCAAAAAGAATGGACATGGTATCTTGAACCATGTATAATAAACTGCACAAAATACTTGCCTGTTTGTCTTGGTCGGCCTCCCGGATAAGACCAGCAGCGTTTTTCATTATATTTGCATAATTATGTCCCGAAGGACACACCCTCATTCTGACTTCGCTGAATAACGCACCTTCGCCTGCCAATCCGCTTTTGTCGTGGTCTTGAGCCCATTTCGCCACAGAATAAAGGACGTAATCATTTTCGTTGCAAAAGTCCAGTATTGCCTCAAGGATATTATGCAGGCGAACTTTTATGGTGCACTCGGTGCCCGCTATGTCTCTGTCCGTTACCCGGATGTATTTCCATTCGAGTTCTTGGAAATTCGTGTTTGTCCATAATTCCCACATGTCGGCGCATGCGGCTATTATCTCGAGGTGATGTCCACCGATATGTATCGGTGGCTTTTTCTTCGATCTTTTCTGGTACTCTCTGAATGAATCCATTTTAAGACCTCCTTAGTTATCTTTCCCGAGTGAAAAGAATCGAAACTATCCGTTCAAAAATATCACTTTTCCTGCTTCATCACTCTTCCCCATCGAGTTTCCTAAAGTCTTTCGTTGCTGCCTGCGCTCCACAATGAACAGCATCTTGAATCACGGACTGTAACTCATAATAATAACCGGTTCCTTTTTCAACAAATCCTGTAACATCATTCCATTTATCGAAAAGATTTAACGCCCTTCTTTCCGCATCATTCGATTCACCATTAGTCATCATTACATCCTTTCGTGCTTACAGACAGAACTCATGCACTGAGTCTTATATTTATGGCAGATAATTATAGCTCTATATGTATCGTTAGGATCAGGATTCATTATTTCAAGGTTTCCGCTGTCTTGACATTCAAGAAGCTGTATCCTGAAGGATTTATATTTTTTCATTTCCGGCTTCTCTTTCATGCGTCGCTTTCTTTCTCTTTTGCTCTCGCCGTATGATTTCTGCATTTGCCAACGGCTTCTTGGTCCAAGCAGTCCATTCCAGTTTTTTTGTTATTTTTCCCGCAGCTATAACAATTCATGCTGAGTCTGAATAGCGTTAAATCCCCATACTCAGTGATTACTCTCGTCGTCTCTTTCAGCGTGTCGGTTTTACAGGCCGGGCATAATGCTATATTGCCGGTGTGAGTTTCTTTTATGCCGGGTTCATCGTCATATCCTTGCCATCCACAAATTGTGCATTCAAGAATTTTCTCCATTTTGAGTGGCATTGATCTCGGGTCATCAAGAGCTTTCTTGCAGTCGTCGACCGTGAAGCCGAGCTTGTGCAAAAGATGGCCGAGGTGGACTTCTCCGAAGGCGCAGTCATAACCGCCATCGTAATAACTCTGAATTTGAACCATGTCTCCGTCTCTGGTAACATCAAAATCTTCATCGATGCTGACTTTCTCTCGATATTTGAGCTTTTCAGGATAAGCGATGTGGAGTTTCCGACCATCCTCGAATTGGATAGTTGGCATAAAGAGGCCATGACACTCCACAACAACTGCTTTCTTGCCCTCGTATGTAACCTTATCACCTTCTTTAAATCTCATTTTTTCATCCCCATTTCTTGTTATTCGACGTTAAAACTCCCGGCTATTCCGGCGGCTGCCGTCCTTTCTTTCCCCATTTCCTCAAGGTCAGCTTCCGGGTCTGTCACCAGCGGGTTCTGCTCGACCGCACTTTTCTCGCTCATTATCGGCTCGCCCATTCTGGCTACGGACAGGCTATTAATCAGCGCCGTGATGTCGGTGGGGAGAACGTCGCCGAATATAATCTCGACCTCTGTCTTGTTGAGGGCTGCCGCCTGTGAGACGTCGACCACTCCCAGTATGGCTTTCATGACGCTTATCCGCCTGTCCAGCCCCGGTCCGAATATCTCCTGCTTGTCCTTTGCTTTGAACAGCGCATCCGAAAACATGAGACGGATGGCGATTCCACTCAAACCTGTCATGCCCTTTACGTTCGAGAACGAGAGGTCGGGTGTGCTGGTCTGCCCGAATACGATGTCCTTGAGCATCGTGTATTCTTTTTCAATTGATTCCGGGCCTTGCTCCCACGTTACGAACGATGCTCCGCCCGGGTAGTATACCTTGCCCTCGGGGTCGGTTTCGGCTTGGACGGTTATCACCTTGCCGCTATCCTCTTTTTTCGGCATGTTCGAAACAACCCCTTTTAACTCAATAATGGGCGCCCCGAAATAGTCGTTGGTGTCCGCAAAATTACTGAGCAGGTATTCCATGCGGTCGATCTCGGTGTCAACACCGTCCCACTCGGGCGGTCCCTGCTCGTAATAAACCACGGGGATAATCTTCAGAATGTTCTCAACTTCCTCTTTCTCCCATTTCGGGCCATTTTTAACGGCTGTTATCCGTTTGTCCGCCGTGTAGATCGTTACACGCTCTATTATTTTCCCCTCGGGGTTTGTGTTCTGGTATTTGATCGTGAAGGCATCCATATCGCCCCAGGCGTCGAAATGCGGGTATATCGAATATCCGGTTCGCTTCGAGAGCAGAGTCACCCGCGCCCGTTTCGCTTTTTTGGTTTCCGAGGTCGGCGGTATTTCCCATACTTCCGCGGCTTTCCCTTCGACGAACAGGTCCCGAGAGAGCCGTTTGTTGAAATAATCAAGCCGGTTCTTATGCCATGAGTTTGTGATAAGTTCGAGCGCCTTCTCCTGGCCTTCCGTCTTGAGCGTCAGGGTAACGGGTTCTCCGAACAGGAATTCGACGGCGCTGTTGACGATCCGTTTCTGCAGCGTGATTACCTCTTTCGCGTGTTTAACCGTTCGGCGTGTTTTCTGATCGTCGCCGACCTGCTTGTCGCGGCGGTTGGTATCGCGCAGTATCTCGTGATCCCCGACATAAGCCTTCCGGTTGTCGTCGATGTGGTTGTCAATATCCGGCGTTCCTGCTGTCAGGGCGGTCAATAAATCGGTGAAGGTCTTGTCGGTCATTGATGCGTCGAACTTCGCTTGCATGGTTTCTGTTATGTCCATTTTCTTTTATCCTTTCAAGCTGGGTTTTTTGTGTTTTCCCCCACGCGTCTGTTCCCATTTATCGACCAGTTCTTTCTCCCAATATTCTCGTTCTTTCAGATCGATACTGACCCTAAATTTCGCCGTTGCCCGCAACGCTGCAAGCTCAGCCTCGATGAAGGTCTCCGGGTCTTTCTTGAACTCGATCCAGCGTGCAAGATCGAACTCACTGAGACGCCATTCCCAGTTCAATTTATATCCTCCGGGGAATCTTGATGCTTGAAAATAATCCCTGACGGTATCCTCCGCCAATCCGAGTATCTCCGCGATCTGCTCGACTTTTAGTTGTTTATCCATTTGAAAACTCCTCCGGTTTCTTTTTCCTGAACATCCAGAGAACGGATGCGATTATGCTGGCTGGGAAAAGGCATAAAAGTAATATAAATATAGCTATAGGTAGTTGCATTGTGTTCTCCTTTAACACATTGAGCGATAAATCTTCATCGGGCAGTTGCATCTTCCGCATTTTCTGGATCGGCGTTCGGTAAAACCAATCTTCTCTTCCATGCATGGGAAAAATGATTTGCAAGTTAAACGGTAATATACCTCGATCCAGAATTGTATGGAGAATAAATCCCGGATGCGGAAATCCCGATATTCATCATGATTCAGCCGTTGTATGCCGAGTCCCGGATAATAGTCGCCTTTAAATATGAGTTTAAGAAGTGATTTCATTGCGATCTGTCTCCGCTATTTGTTTTTGTTTTGTGGTTTATAATGCTTTTATAATTGCCTCGCCTCACCCGGCCGCATCAGGCCGCGTCTAAGCCAGCCGGATCGCGCCACGCCCTGAAATGTATTATTTTACTGCGTTATCGTTTTGAAAACCTCACCATACCTCGCCGTGCCGGACCATACCCGTCCGAGCCCCGCCTTGCCCCGCCATACTTTTGTTATAGCCACCAACTTTCCCCTTATCTGAGAAGATAAAGCTAATTAATTGTCTGCGGGCTTTTTCCACAAGTAACTGATCTATATTGTCTCTTTCGCATCCATCATGATCATGCATTGAAAAGTATAAATTATGGTTTATCTTCTGCAACATTTTCATCTTTTTTTTGGTTAATTTCATAATAACCCACCTTTAAATTATAATTTATATATTTCATCCCGGCAATCCGAGTGATGAGTAGTCGAATGCCTGTTCTTCCCTCGGCGGTGCGAACGATATCCCGCTTAATCCGTACCGTGCGGCATCAATCCAGTGGTTGTTTTTGTCTACCGGAACATTGAGGATATCCCCGTCCTTGTTTTCTTGCCATTGATAAAGTTGTATCTCGTTTACTGCGTTCTGGCATTCCCTGTCTATTATCATTTCGAATTGCTGCAAAAACTGTATTCCGTGGTTGACGCTGCCCGGCCCTCCCTGTGCCTTTATTGCGTTTACGCCGTATCCCCGGAGTTCCTGCCTGTCCTTCGGTGCTGATGGGTCGCAGCGGACTTCTTCCTTGCCGATGATTTGTGTCAAGGCCGGGGCCAGTATATCGTTTGTCATCCCGTATTCGTATAATTCGTGTGTGATAAATAGTCTTTTCTCCTTTATCGCCATCCGCGCCAGGGCGCTGGGGTCGTTAGTGAAGCCAAAATCCAGGCCGTTATAGTACGTTCCAAAGTTGTCGCGTATTCCCGAGAGGTCCTCAACCCGCCAGTTTGTGAAGATGAGCTTCCCGAGAACGCCCCAATTACCCAGCGTGTAGACGTTATAGTAATATTCGTTAGTTTCGTCCTCAAGTTCCTCTCTGTCTGCGGGTGTGAGGAAGCGATTGTCGGTATGGATCGTTTTGAGGATGGACAGTTTTTCGTCGCGATAAACCGTATCTCCGTCGGCAAATCCGGCAAAGAATCCCTTGCATATCCAATGCGTTCGGTAGATAGGATTGAACGAGAACGTGATGCGCTTCGGTTTCTCGGACAAGCCGCGCAGTCGTTTAGTGAGTTTCTTGAAATCATCGTATCCTGCTTCCGTTGCTTCTTCGATCCAAATATCGGTGAAAATTCCCTTTGCCGGGCGGATAGATTTTATTTTCTCGACGTCATCCAATCCGCAGAATATTGCTTGATAGCCTTCACTGGTCGTTATAGTCAGGTCGCTTTTGCGGCTGGTTATACTTGATCTGCATCCCCACTCGTCAATTACTTGGTTGAGCTCGTTGAATGTCGATCCCCTGTTGGTCCCGCCGGTGTTCCTGACTATCAGGTAATTGCGCCCGCCCTCAAGCAGGTCTTTTACCGCCCGCTGTGCGAGAAACACTGATTTGCCCGAACTTGATCCACCGAAGAATATCTGAATGTGGGTCTGGTCGTCAACGTATGGGATGTAAACATCGTTAATCCTCCACGGGACCCGGATCATCTTTGCTCCCCACCAGTGTTAATTCGATCTTGAAATCGTCGCTGTCAATACTAAACTTGCTCCCGAACATGCCGAGATGCTTTCCGAGTAATTCAAGTGCTGACTTTTTGTCATGGAGTTTGAATTTTACCGAGCCACCGTCTTTCGTTTCCGTCTCGGATACCTCGGAAACACATCTGGTTTCTTCCTCTGTCAGGGTTTCTGAATCATTGAGGGTTACGCCCGATTTATCCCAAGCCGCGAAATCCTTCATGTCTGAGAATGCTATTCTGGCCAATTCAAGGACTACCCTGTCTTGAGTTATGCCCGTTCGTTCAGAGCGTTTCTTAATGGCTGCCAGGATTTCGGACTGAATGTTAATAATCGTTAATAATTGAGAGGCCTTCACTTTTGCAGTTTTTTTGCTGTACCCGGCGCGTATCGCAGACTGAGCACCATTGAAATCAACGATGTATTCCTGGCAGAAGGTTTTTTGTTTTAATGATAGCGCCATGTTACTCATCACCTTACTTTATCCGAATAACTCCAGTTTGGTTTGCGATTCTATATATTCACAAGCATCTTTTTCAAAGCCAATATAGTTGCGGCCTGTTTCTTCACATGCTTTTGCTGTTGTGCCACTTCCCATAAAGCAATCAAGAATCAAATCGCCCTCATTTGAACTATGCAGAATAATGTTTTTTATCAATTCTATCTGCTTCGGTGTGGCGTGTCCGTTTCTTTCGGCGGGCGGATATAGCCATGTGTTGGAGTTGCTCCGCAAATCATCTTTTACCCACTGCGCATTAAAAGTATATCGCAAGTCCTCATACTCACGGCGCAAGTCCTCATACTCACGGCGCACGAACTCATACTCACGGCGCAAGTCCTCATACTCACGGCGCACGAACTCATGTTTTAAAGTTAGTTTGCAAAGCTCTTGATATGTTTCTTCTGTTGGTAAATCCCATTGAGAGGAACCCCACCGGAAACAATGGTCTGCTTGTTGCCCTATCTTGCCGATTATTTCTTTTTTGTTAATACCCAACGCCTCTTGAAATTCCTTAAAATACTGTCTGAGTGTAGTAAAATTATTCATATCAAGCATAACGGTTTTTAACCCCGTCTCATCTTGAAACGTATAGAAAAGGATGTATTCTGTAAAACCGTTGTAATAATTCCGCATCATATCAATACTTAACCTCTGTTGTACAAAACCATAATTAGTGAAAGACTCACTTATTTTATTCCATGTAATCATCTGCTTAAAAACAAAGCCCGTGTTTATCCGTAGCCATTCCATTAATTGAGCGATAACCTGCATGTCGTTATGAAACCAGTAGAAAGAACCGTTGTCTTTCAGGACACGTTCACACTCACCGAATAGCCTACCCATCCAAGCGTTATAATCCGGTATGTTATCCCACGCCGCTTTCTTGATGTTGTACGGCGGATCGGTAACTATCAAATCAATACACTTATCCGGCAAGAGGCTCAATCCTTCAAAGGCATCAATGGCGTGGGTTTTGTTGGTTTCAAGCACGGCATTTCCCCATCGGCTACAATCCGAGTGCGGCTATGAGTCCCGCCTGCAGTCGATTCCGGTCGTATATTTCGAGCAGGTTCGCCGAGGCCGCTTTTCCTTCGAGGTTATTCCCGACATAGTGATGTATCTGGATGACGCTCATCTGCCGTATCTGTAGCGCGGTGATCGTCCGGTCTTTATCGGCATCGTATGGCACAACCGCGGGTGCGGATGGCTCGGATGCCACGGGCTGTATTTTCATCGCAGCGCCTGCGGGTTTTCCAGGCGCTGCGGGTTCGATACTGAGGCCCTCGTCGTCGGGGTCGGCCTCTGCGATCTTAATGGGTTCCGGTCCCTGCGATGGGTTGATGGCACTCTGGATATTTTCATTATCCTCAGCCGGGGGTGAGTTGTCGACGGTACTGGCTCCGCCGACCCGGACGTTCGTGGTATCCAGCTCGGCTTTGATACCGATCTCAGAGCCGGTTTTGCTGGCTACTCCGACGTTGATTTCCTTTATCGGTGGTGTTGCGGCCGGTGCGAAGGCCCCGGTTTTCGTTCTCTGCCGTGTGTTTTGTGATTTTGCTGATTTTTCGCGTGTCATCGTATTTCCTTCCCTCGGGTTAGCGTTTACGTGCATATATTAATAACTTGTAATTCGGTTTTTGTCAAGATGTTTGTTAGTTCTCACTGTTACAAGTTCAAATAATTGCATATCCAATCAATAATCCTATCGTAATGATTACAATCTCTTAACCAACGATTACCAACTATTATTTTCTTAGCCCTGCTATATTCTTTATAATCACAACACCCTTTAATAAAATTATTTTTAACAAGTATTTTTACAATTTCTTCTTCAGAGTCCGGAGGATATGGAGGCCACATCTTTTCTTCATCGGCAAGTATCTTATCTCCCCCATCCATGTCTCCCTTTTTATATGCTTCTAAAGCACTAATAACAGGTAATTCATTTAATATATCGTGCATACTCTGGCAACTCATAATTCACTCTCCTTGGTTTTGGCTCATTTCTGTAAAACTTGCAATGTCCCCCCTGAATATTAAAGGTATTTCCCCTGTCCTGCCGTTTCTATTTGCGGCCACAATAAGCTCTCTGATATTATCAAATATTTCATCATTTTCATTCCACGGTTGTTTTTTATAATCTAACCAATTCTTCTTCCTGTCGATGTCTGGAGTGTAAATCAACAGCACAATACTCGCATCCGCCTCAAGAGCGCCAGAATCCCGGAGGTCACTCATCAATGGGGCTTTTTTCTCATTCCCTTTCTGCGGTCTCGAAAACTGGCTGATAATTATAACGGGGATATTCAGGTTTTTTGCTATTGATTTTAATCCGTGACTTATTTTCTCAATCTCTCTCTGCCTGCCTTCGTTTCCTACTGATGGCATTAACTGGATATAATCTACTACCAGCATTTTAATATCATAAAGTTTTTTCATCCGTTTCGCCTTGACTGTCATTTCCTCGATGTTTATTCCCGCCGTATCATCATAAATAATCTGGCTATAGTCTTGTAATACCTCACATGCACTATCAAGACTTTTCTTGTCTTCGTCTGTTAGTTTTTTAAACACAACATCGGCGGTATCGACCCGTGCTTTGTAAGATATAAGCCTTTTGACTAACGGAAGTGCCATCATTTCAAGTGAGAATATACCGACAGAATACCCTTTACTTATTGCTTCACAAGCCAGTATTGCCCCCATAAAACTTTTTCCCGCTTTCTTCTCGGCTCCGACAATAATTGTATCTCCATCCTGCCAGCCGTTTGTCAACTTGTCTAACGCCGGGAAACCTGTTGGAATACCCATTATTTCTTTTCTTTCATTCAATTCTAAAATTTCTGTCTTCGCCTGCAGAAGTAAATCCTGCATAACTTGGAAGCCTATTTTGTTATCATCTTCTATGATTTTATCGAATTGCACATTGGCATTATTTATTATCTCTCCTATCGAGATATTTCCCTTCTCTGCTTTACTGGCGACATCTTCGCATAATAATATTAATTTTCTCCTTTGGTAGTTCTCTATAACGATTTCGCAATGTTCCTTTATATTCGCTCCCGATGCTGTATCTCTCATTATTCCCGATACTGTAGCCGAGCCGCCAATCTTTTCTAAAACGCCAATCTTTTCAAGCTCTTTCTCAAAGAGCAGTTGATCAAATCTGATATTGCGGATATACATCTGCTTTAATATCCTAAACATTACACCATTTGCCGGTGAAAAGAAATGCTCCTCTTTGATGATTTCCGATGCCTCGGCAGAAGCCTCGAATGATACCATACATCCGCCCAATATCGCTCGTTCTATTTCTTTCGATTCCGGCATTATTCTGTCATTCATTTTCGTTTCCCTTAAAACGGCTGTCCATAATCATCTCCTAAAATATCCCCTACTGGGTGGACTCCTTCATGTTGAGTGATATTCTCTTTGGGCTTGTCGTAGTTATTTGGATTCTCGTCGAGATAAAAGCCTATTTTCTCTTTATTAAATAATGTTTTGGGGCTCATATCGTTTTTACCTAATCTCGGGTCTTTGCTCTTTGTATTGACAACTTGGCAGAGTTGCCTTTCAGTATAGCCATCAAGAAGTCTTTCGCCGATAATATAAATTGCTTGGGGGTGTGCCGTAATACTCACGTGGCATACTTTTTTAATATGTTCAATTACACGAGTTGCGATTTCTTTTACTTCCTGATATTCTTTTGTATGAGGAGCAGTCAAAAAAGCCATATTTGTTTCTTTCCTTTCCTTTCCTTTACTTTCCTTTACTTTACTTTGTGGTGTTTCTGTAACAGATTGCCCCTTGCTTGTGCTATTTCTGTCACAGGATGGCGGCCTTAGAGGTATTTCTGCACCCCGTTTTCTATAAACATCGGCTATTCCGTCAACAAAGTGCTGACACCATATTATTTTATTTTCCCATAATTCAGTATCAATCGCTTCTAATTTTGCAAGCAGATCAAGTATTTCTGTGGCAGTAATATCATCAACCAGCGTTTCCGATACCAGAAATTCCCACTTTAGAGAATCACTTGTATCGTAAATATGATTATCGGTTTTGCCGATTATTTCCAAAAGAGTCCACCAGAAAGCTCTTCCATTATTACCATATTTTGTTTTTATTATCTGCATTGTTCGTCCATGCGTGCAGGAGTGGGGAAAATAATCCACAGTAAGTTTTTTGTGCCGAGCCATCTAAATCACCTCATCTAAAAGGAAACCCGGGAGGCTGAGACGGCTACACACAGCCGCTTCTTTACTCTTCAGCAAGAAGACCTCCCGGGTATATATAAAATTTTGGATGTTTTAAATGAAAGTAGCGACATGTCGGCTCGCTTTCCGGTGTGTTTTAGTCTCATTTTTTATCGCCACAAGATGTAGCTACCTTTTATTATATGCTGTGTTTTGGAAAAAGTCAAGACAAATAAACCATTTATCGCAGGGCCGGTTCATCTTTTTAATCCCCGTTTTTCTCCATCCGTTCCCGACAAGCCGGGCAATAATCAAGAACTATGTGATAGTGTTTCGTGGGATGCCTACCCTTCTTGCACAGCCAGCCTGCCGACCTTGCGTCACCCCTTGCAAACACGGCCGAGGCTGACCGTGAAACAAATCTGGCATCGCAGCCCTCGGTCATACACGGGATGATTATCTGATGATATGGTGGCATTGTTATACCTCCGTCCGAATGGTCTTGCCGAGTTTGATCGCCAGGGCGTGTTCGGCCCGCGCCCCGGGTGACGATTCCCATGTCGGCAGTTGGATAAGTACGTCGCTCCGGCGGAGTAGTTCGAGCGCCCCGGCCATAAATATTTCCTCCGGATGACTTCCCATCATGTGACCGCTGTTTGTGTGCGGGCAAATAACCGCGAACCCCTGTCCCCAGACTTTTGCGGCCACGTCATCTGCGCGGTCGATATTCTCATGGATAGCGTTGAGATTGACCCCAGCCAGCGGCCCCGAAATGTATGCGACCGGCATACTCGGTATGGCCTCGATATCCTTTCTGAGGTCTTCAAGCACTTCTGTCGTTTCGTGATTATGGATTGATTTTTCTCCGGCTATCCAGCGGTCGATTATCTTTAAAACGTCGGTTTTGGTCATAATATCTCCTTTTTAGTGGGCGGCTCATCCGGCTGGACAAAACCGCCCTATCCTTTATTAAATCACCTAAAATCACATAATTTAACGCAATCTCTTCTAATAATTTTATTTCTTCTTCGGTAGGTGCACTTTGCTGATATCCTTTCATTTCATATCCTCCTGTAAAACGGTTCAAACACCTGCGGACTAACTCATCATCGCCACTACAAGCCACACGGTCAAAGCAGTCAAAGCACGGTGTTCTGCCACTACCTTCCGGGACGTCGATCGATATATCGTCCTCGGGGAATCGTAGGCTGCGGTCTGTGGTCATGCGTTCTTCCTTTCTTGTGGGGCGCCCGGCCTGCGATGGCCAACGCGAAATGGGCGCCCCGTTATTCCATCGTTGGGGTTTTATTTGTTGTGCGGCATTATCTTAGACCGCCGTGAGTTCTCCGTTCTCGATCCAGTACGATGCTCCGCCCGGTATATCTTTGTTTTTGGCGTCCGGCGTTTCTTCCCTCGAATGGAGCGTCATGCAAATAATCGCCGGGATTCCAAAACCGACGATAAGCCGCATGAGGTCGTTCCGGCCCTGCTTGTCGAGGATATCCGCGCCGTCGAAGATCAAAAGCGAGGATGCCGTCTTTTTTGCGATGTACATCTGGAAAACCGCTTTTACGCGATATTGGTTCGATCCCATCGGGCTGGTTTCAGACAGCCGTATTGAGCAGGCGGCGTATGGTGTCGTGCCGTAGAATATCTGGAGTTCCTCGCTGATCCGCACCAGATCCCAACCGGCGGCTCTACTGATAGCGGCAAGGTCGCCGTTAATATTTTGAAGTCCGCGCATGAGTGCCGCTTTCCTGCAGCCGTCCTCGGCCATTGCTGCGATAAGGATCTCGCCCTTGATGATACGCTGGTGGATAGTGTCCGCAGCGTCACCGGCAAGCAGCATGCTCATGATCGCTTCTTTACGTTCTTTTTCTCCGGCGATGTCAATCGCGGACGCACAACCATCCGGGTCGCCGACGATCTTATTCGTGTTCATTTCTTTCAGTTCCTTGCCCGCGTTTTCTGCGGTGCTGAGGTCTGCGGTTGCGAAGTTATAATCTTCCCATGCTGTCGTTTTGGCATCTTCCGCGGGGCTCAACTCTGCCATGTATTTATCGTATTTCTCGACTGCCGCCTCATAATCTTCGAGCGACCGTCCGGTTTCGGTTCCCAGCGTTCCATCGGCGTTTACTACCACCAGCTTTTTACAATGGGGGCATGGCTGCCCGTCGCTGCCGTTTCTGGCTGGTTCGTACACCGGCTTTTCTTTTATCTTTTTGACCGCGTTCGTACATGATTCGACGACCTTATCCGCTTTATTGACTGCCCGCGCTTTTTCTTTGATCGTTGCGGCCAGGGCTTCGAGGTTCTCGATCTCGTTTTCGTCGACGGCTTCCTGCTGTAATGCGGCCGTGTATTGCTGGCCCAGTGTGGCTATTTCGTTCGTGAGTTTGTTGATGCTTTCGTTCGCATATTCCGGCAGCCATCCTTCGGGTTCCCAGCCCTCGGCTTTCTGCCGACCGTAGGATTCCCCGGTTACTCCCCGCCATTCGCCCTTGAGTTCAGCGCCCCGGTTTTTCGCTTCGGTGTGAGTATCAGTCCAGTCTTTATCTACGATTCTTTCCCAGAATGAGTCTACGTCCTTTGGTTTGAATCCCGCTTCCTCGATTGCGAGGTCGAAGTCCGCCCTGGTCGGCTCCAAGGATAAAAGGGTGGTGAGATACTTGGAGAGTTCTTTTGGGTTCATCTCGACCGGCGATTGGAGCCCGACCGCAACCGGATTGGAGGCCGGTGCTTCGCCTGTTTCGGCGAATGTCGCATCAGGGTATTTGATTGTCCCCGAGCCCTTTGCACTGGTAACGCTCAACACGCTTTTTTTCATTCCGTGCCGGATAATACCCTTAATATCTTTCTTGAGGACACCGTCCGGAGCGGTTTGCCCGGTCATAAGCATCGCGCAAGCCTGGGCGATACTCGATTTGCCGTTGAAGTTTTTTCCTGCGATTAGTGCGATGTTCTGCAGGTCGAGGTCGACGTTTTTTGCCGCTCGGAAATTATTGATTATGAATCTCATTTGCACATCCCCTTTTTTATAATCATCACAATATACAGTGCTGATAGTTCCTGCACCATTTAAGCCGTGATCGAACGTATTAGAATATATTTCATACTTATGCTTTTTACACCAATACGGGGAGGACGGGACACAACCTTCTACATTTTCAATAAATCTAAAATATTTACAGGTTTTGCAGCTTTTGGAATGAACTAATTTAAGTTTAATCATTCCCGCCCTTTCGCTTTTTCCTCATGCCCTTTTTTAAGTTTGGGCGCCGTCCGTTTTGGCTGCTCATTTAGTGTCTAATTAAAATCCTGCCAGTTGGGAATCCGGCGCCCGTTTGTATCAATGTAATCTATCCAGTTTGTTTAGTCAAGTATAATGTTAGTATTAATGGTTAGCCTCCAATGTAATCATGACACCGTTGCCATATTTCAGTAAACAGCCAATATTCCCGCCTATTCTGAGGTTTAAGAAGTGGCTTATCCGAATCGTCTGAATAGTCCATTTCAAGTTGATGCATGAATTCTTCCGCGGTTACATTCTTTTTGTCAGGCCCTTCCTACTGTGCTTGGTTTTTGTTTTCACCAGCACCCCATTCATCCCAGACTAATTTTAATCCCCGAATAGGCGTGCCATCCATAGAGAGTTGATGCATTAGCTTTTCTATCAATGCCTCTGTGTTTTTGTCGGCAGCTCCCAGATAAGCGGGATAATTAAATTCAATAATAATTTTGGCCGACTTCCCCTTGGTACTTTTGCTCACTTCGCGAATATACGTTCCGACAAATAATTCCGCGCCCTTTTTAATTAACTGCTCCTTCATTTCATCTACCCTTCTCAACTAAAAAAGTCATCTAATTCGGTTTGAGGCTCCTGACCGTCTCCGGCGTCCTCTGAGTCGCCTTGACCCTCGTTCGTCTCTCCCGGGGCAGGTTCCGCCCCATTCCCTGCCGTTTCGGGCGTTTTATCCGGCGGCGGTTCGGCATCGCCCAACTCCTGGGCCGCGTCCTGTACTTGTTCCTTTATTTCCTTGCGCGACCGCTTTTTCTTTCCCTTTTTCTCCGTAGGAAGCAATTCAGCGGGCTTGGTTTCAGGTGCGCCGGCAACATCGAGATCTGGCGTTACGTATGGGAATGCTTCATCAACCGTCATGTCTCCATCTTTAATGGCGGTTTTGAATCCGGTCATGGCTTCGAGGTCGATCAAGTCGATGTCCTCAATTCCCTTCTTGCCCAGTGTGGAAAGCAGGCGTTCTTGAGTTACGCCCATTTTTTTGAAGTGGTCAACCGCTTTTGAGCGTCTTTCGATGAGTGTTGTGGCATCACCAATCGCAACCCGTTTCGCCGCCTCATAGATTGAATTAATGAATACCTTCGGTACAACTTTAAATATGGCGTTTCTGAGGGCGATGGAACAGGCGGCATTTGCAGTAACGGTAACCATATCAGCGTTAAATTTCCCCCCTGATTTATAGGTTATTCTCCGCCGGACTTCGATTGTTGACGAAACGTTTTTTTCGAGGTCATGCGCGATGCCTTGCGCTGTTATGAATGTTGCGTCCTCAGATACGATTCTTGCGCCGTACCTCATATTTCCCCATGCCGAACCTACTATTTCGGCAAGACGTATTCCCGGGCCTTCGATGTATTTAATTCCCTCCTGTGATTTGCGGGTAAGCTTGTAAAAGCATGATGCCGCTGTTTCTTCGTCATGGGTGGCCATTGCAAGGGCTTCTTGCTTGAATTGAGTAATGCTGCGAGGAAAGCGGTGCGCTGTTGCGACCTGTATGTCGATTTCTGCCCGTGTGATGCTTTCGATGGCCGTTTGCTGGTAGACATCCACAACTTCCCCTGTTTCTGTGTTGATACCATTATCGTCCATGATTCAATCCTTCCGGTTGAAAATGTTTGATACCTCGCAGTAATCGGTTCCATATGCGAGGCAGTATTTTTCGCTGCATAAAATACTCGACGGGTTTGCCGGGAAACTCATCGGCGTTTTCCGGTCGAGGAAATCCGTGGTTTGGTTCTTGATCGCCATAATAACGGCTTTCGCCTCGGCAATGCACGTCTTTACCGGCATCTCGAATGTTTGGGCGCCGGGATATGGTTTTTTCACCGGGACCCGAGGCAGCCAGTCGATGATAAGCCTATCGT